AGCCATGGCGTAAAGATGAGCCAGGCCAATGTCGACAAGATGATCGACGAAGCAAAGGCTCGTTTATTCGGCAAGGAAGAAATTGAAACTATTGACGTGTTGCAACTGATCGATGATGATTCCGTTCGTGAATGGTTAATTGCTGGCATCGTTCCGCTTGGTAGTGTCACTCTTCTTGCTGCACAAGGCGGCACTGGCAAAACGTCTCTTGTCTACAACTGGGCACTGGGCGTTGCCACTGGCTCATCATGGTCTGGTCGCCGTTGTCTCCCTGGCAAATGCCTTCTCATCTCTGCTGACGAGCCGCTGTCAGACACCAAAGAAAAGCTTTCCATCATCGGCTACCAAGAAGCCAATATTAAGCCTGGCATGATTTCCTTCTGGGAAACCTGGCGCTTTGCTCACATCCAACAGTTAGAACGCTTCATCAAAAAGCACCGTCCAGTGCTGGTGGTGATTGATTCGCTCACTGCCTGTTTTGCTGGCATGAACGTCGACCTCATCAAAAGTAATGCTGGCGATTCGCTTTATGCATTGCGGGACATGGCCAATGTCTACAAATGCTCCATCGTCATTCTTCACCACTTAAACCGTCAAGGTGGCTTACGTGATAGTTCTAGTTTTGTTGATAACGTCAGCGAAGTTGTGAAGCTTTACCGTCAAGAAGGGAATTTTGATCAAAACCAGTTCATCCTTGAATGGGTGAAGAGCCGGAGTGGCCTGGCAGGAAAACACGTTTTGAAGCGCAATGCCGTCAATTACGGCTGGGACTACGCTGGCCCTCTCGGCAATTCCATTGCTGAGTTGGATCGTGTGGCGAACTATGTGAACATGCGTCCGCATGAGCGTTTCAGCAAGCAGCAAGTGTCGCTGGGGACTGGCATGAATGAAAATGTCACCACCGGCAAGCTCCTTGAAATGGCGCGTCGCCAAGGCTTGATCACCAGCAGCTTCATTGTTGGCCCGCACGACGAACGCACCCGCATGTACCACTCATGGGACTATCAAGGGCCTGATCTGGACTTCACTTCTCCTAATGCGCCCATAGAAAGCATCCCCCATAAAGAGGATGCTGATCACGATTTTTTCTAACTTCGCAATAGGAGGGAGGCTCTATTGCTAGCCTCCCCGCTGCCGACCGTAGCGAGCAGCTTTAAATAGTTTAGCTTTTTGTTTACGATGGAAGTAATAATTTCTTAAAGATCATGAAATTGATTTTTGACAATAATGAGAGCGCGGCGCCTTTAGCGCCGCTTTTGCTTGCAACCGAAGAAGACACAGAAGCTTTCTTCGATGCGATGGAAGAAATGATCGAAGGAACCGAGGGAGGTGCTGAGCAGTCAGGCGAGCCATTTATTGAAGCCCAACAGAGCACTGACCCTGACAACACTTGGCTCATTGTAGGACGATAGATCAACTGGCACATTTGCGCTTGTGGCGATGGAGTACAGTGGTGCCGGAAAGTCCCGAGCGCACCCCAAAATCAGCGCTTGGCTCTCCAGCTTCTACGGCATGGCCATCCAGCCAGAGCGGAGCCCCCACAGGGCGGAGCGTTCAGTCCAGCAGGCCAAGATTCCCTAAAAAGAACAAAAGCCTGCACAAGACCAAACACTCCCGCGATGCCGCTCAAGCCAGAGTGGAGCCCCCAAAGGGCGAAACGTTCATCACGTAAGGCAAATAAGCCTTCATTGAACAAAACTCTCTTTAGCATTGCAAAGGAATTTTCCTGAACAATGCTTAACGCTCCGCGAGCAGTCGATCACTTGCCATTGCTGGAACATAACGGCGTAGAAATTTTGCCAATTGTTCACTATGGCTTTTCTTCTCCTAAGAAAGGGCCGCAACCAGCGGCCCGTACTATTTATGGAGCACGTGATATTAAAGGAGAGCGCCATTGGCGCTCTAGCCTGCATGAAATTGAAAAGCTAATTGATAGTGGCTTTGCTATTGAGGAGGAAATCAATGCAGAATGAATTCTGCGAGAGTCCTAAGTCATGCATGGCAGTTGCTTATCGCCGCGAGACTGGAGAAGAGCTATCCCCTGCTGGCCTCGATGCTGCCTATGCGGAACTGGTGGATAGCTTCCAGCATGAAATGGAAGAATTTGTTAGGAAGTATTGTCCTAAACGCTTAACTGACTTCGACCAGCTCATGGAGCAGGCATTCTGGCAGTATCATTAGAAAGCTAGAAAGGGGGCGCTTGTGCGCCCCTTTTTTGTATTGTGTGCCTGCGCTAAACGAAACAATGCCAGATCAGTTTTACGCAACCATTTCGCAAACACCAGATGCCCTGACGGAAGCCATCCGCTCCATTGATAAAGAGAGCCAGGCGTGGTCAGAGCATTTTGGCTTTAATGCCATCGAACTTCCCATGGGCTTGATTGCAGAAGATTCTGCTCTGCGAGCAGTGCATGCAGTGCAGCCAGTAGCAAGATTGGGGCTGTTAATGGTGCAGGCGTCAACGTTTTACAAATGGCACAAAGATGTATTTAGGCAATGCTGCCTCAATATGCTGATCAGTGAGGATCACCATAGTCATACGCTTTTTGGCGAAGATCTCCACAATCAAAACATGAAGATTACGGAGCTTAAATATATCCCCAACACGCTTTATTTGTTCAACAATCAAGCCGAGCATTGCGTGGTTAATTTAGACGGGCCACGCTATTTGTTTAGTCTTTATTTCCAGCAAGAAACTCCCTACGAAATTGTAAAGAACAAGCTCGCAATTGCCGGCTTAATTCAGGAGGTAAAATGATGACTATTTTCCCTGCATCGTCAGAAGAAGAGCTTTCGCAAGAAGAATGGCAAGAGCTATGTAGCCTGAAAGAAGCCATTGATGGCTATCCGGCAAGCATGGCCACTGCACAAATGGAACGCTTCACTGAATTGTTCGTTCGTTCTCTCCATGGAAAAGGAGATACAATTCACTAGAGAATAGAGCTGCGCATGGCTAAGCCTGAGATTGAATTTACAACGCCAGAAGAAGAGCTTGAATATGCTGCTAACGCATTGAAAAAAGCAGGCGTAAGCTTGACGCAATTTGAAGCAGTAAGAGAAACCGAAGTAAATGGCGGGCGTGGTTCTGCTGGTTATTCCAAGGAAATGCTTGGTCTTAGGCGATGGATGGTGCAAGAGCTTCTTGCTGCAAAGATGAGCAATCGTCAAATTGCAAATGTTCTAAAGCTGAGCAAGGAAACAGTCAATGGAGATAGGCATTTCAATAGACAGTTATACACAGAAGAAATTCTCAAGAATCAAGACGTGCATCGAGCACGTCTTCTAAAGGAGCAAATGGATTTGAAAGACCTGGCTCTTGATAGTTTTGAGAAGAGCAAAAGGAAGCGCGTGATAACAATGATGGAAGGTGGTGACGATGGAAGCAAAGAGATGATCAAGATTGAAGAAAGCGCTGGTGATGCATCGTTTCTCAATGTGGCAAAGAACTCCCTTGTTGAACAAGCAAAGCTTCTTGGTCTCAACGAAATCAAACAAGAATCACAACAAGACAATTCCTACAGGAAATTCCTCAAAGATCTTTCCACTACCATTGCAAAAGAAAAAGAAGCCAATGCCACTGAAGAACGCAGGAAGAATTCCTTGCCTGCATCAGCAGAGGTGAGCTTTGATGCAGAACCAGAAAAAGAGGAATGGCCTGAAGCCATTCCTTTACAAACAATTAATAAAGACGACTATTGACAAGCGGCGCTAGCGTTGGCACACTGTCATTGTTGCCCCCTTCCATTGTCTGATTTTACGTTCTCCACTGCCGAAGCCTTCCTGCGAGAGGCTGCTGCAGCCAAGCAAAGCAAGCGTGATGCCATCTCTGCTTCCATTGCGCCCCACATTGCTGACCATGGCACGGTAGGCATTCCGCCTAGGCTCCACAAGGGCATCGATAAGCTCCTGGAGCGCTATGGCGATGAGGCTTATCGCCAGGTGGCACTGTACTGCCTGGGTAAGTGGTTTGAAGCTCATACGGAAGCAGCAGAGGATCTTTTTGCCACTGGTCAAATGCCGGAAGCAGTGGCTTGCATGATGGATGCCACTCGCATTTCAGACAGCCTCCATCTCGTTTGTGAAGTGGGAAGTCTCGGCGGTGATCAAGATTGGAAAATTATGCTAGAGGAAGAACTCTCTCAAGCCATTCTTGAACACATCGAGGAAGATTGTTTATGACGCCATGTCGCACCTTCAAAATTACCACTTCTGAAGGTAAAACCATTGCCCTGGGCGCAATGTCTCCAAAGCAAGCTGAACACTTCATGCTTGCAATGCGCCCTGATATCAAAATTGCAATGATTGAAGAGATAAAGCCTCTTCCCGAACCTTCCGCTGATCAATGGGAATGAATGATTTCATTGGCTTAATTTGCACCAGCGATTGGGGAACAATGTGGTTCGGCCCACTTTCTATTAGCTGGCAGAACAGCATGGGCATGTATTCCTTGCTTCCTCGTCGCGAATGGGGAAACGTGCTTATCATCTTCCAAGATCGTGAATTCCTTCTCCATTGATTTTTCATGGACTCGCATCAGCCTTCCTTCATTGTTGAAGGCACACCATTGGCCCCCACAGTTCATATTGTGCTTCCTCCTGAGCTTCAGGAAGATGCCAAAGCTCTAGCAGCAGAAAACGTGCATCCTGCTTGGTCTAAGGCCCATCGTCGTGGTCGCCATTTCGTGATAACGACCAATTTGCTAGATGATCTTTCTGAGTTAGCGGACTATGCCCGCGTGGGCATTGAAGAGCCAGAGCCTGATCTTTCCAAGCGGAAGCGCCAGGCTTTGCAAATTCTCCTAGACAGGACCAACAGGCATGCCGTGTTGGAGCCCATGGGCACTTGCCATTGCATTGCTACCAAATGGCGAGACAAGCCATTGCCTAGCCACAAAGCTGCCTATCGCACCACGCTAGAACTCAGGGAAAAGGCAGGCAATGTAAAGAATTGTTACAACGCTTGACCTTGCCTGCTGAAGTCGGCATACTACTGGGCATGCGGGCGAGAGCTTGCATACCCTTTCTCTTTCAAACAGATGACTACAAGGTTTTATCATTGGTTAGGCGAAGAAGGCGGCATTAGCGCCTTTCATGGCAACAATCTTGTGATGAGCCTCGGCTCTCCCATGGTCAATGTCAATATCAGCCTTCAAGAGCTACAAGAATTTATCTGCACATTAGAAAAGGCTTCTGATGAAGAGCCTAACGTTGTGCAGCAAATAGCTCTTAATTCTATTCGCCACGTATTTCAAGCAGCTCTGCAGCATCACAAGAAGGACCATGAAGCCCTCGTCGAAGAAGCTCCTACTGGCGCAGATCTGGAAGAATATCTGCTTGCTTACGCGCGTGCCGTCAAAGAAGGAGCTCTGTGATCATGGGCTTGCTTAAAAATCAGGAAGCTATTCGCGACTATTCCTACATTGAACTTGCCATTGATTTCGGCAGGCGCATCACTGCAGAAGAAATCTTTGCCTTCACAGAGCGCATAAGAGACGAAGTGGAACAACATGCTGGTATTGATTATTGCGTAAATATTAAACGCATTGACCTTGAATTCCCGGAGGATGAACAATGATTTGTGAAGAATATGAAAACGATCCCGAGCTTGATTGGGAGCGTCCTCAGCGCTTAAACAGACAGCTTTCTCTGCAACAGTTGGAGAGTCGTCTTGAGCTATGGAAACAAAAGCATGAGGATATATGTCTTAAGCTCTATCGTGCCGCCACTGGCATTTAATCATGGCTACCAAACTTCAGGAAATGATTGGCGAAACGATTTGTCAAGAGCCAAACAGTAGCTACGTGGCGGAAGTCATTGAAACAATGGCAAAATGGTTTGATTTTGTTTTAGAAGACATAGGCATTGAACCATCGGCCATCCCTGCTCTTCTCCGTTGGCAATATCATGAAACGGACTGGCCAGATTTTGGAGAATCCATTTTGCCTCCAGAAGATGCTTTTGAAATTAACCACGAGTAGTCATTACCACTAATCACCCATGACACAACAACATCCCATCACCCCACCACCGGAGCTGGTGCAGCAGTGGGACTGCGAATGGAGGGAGCAGCAAAACGCCCCAGTTATCGGCTGGTCGGCCAATCTTCTTGCCTATGTCGCTGCTCGCGCCGCACAATGGGGCGCCGACCAGGAACTGGAGGCGTGTTGTGAGTGGCTTCACTGGCAAAACCTGGCCACACATCCCGAACTGATCCCTTCGCTCCGCGCCGCCCGCCGCCCCAAGCCACCAAGCTTGAAGGAGCAGGCACTCCTTGCGCTATCGCACCTGCTCGATGGTGCAGCTCACTCGATGGACACAACGGAGCCTGCCGATTACATCCGCCGCGCCCTTGAACAACTTCCCGACGCCCAGTAGCCACCTTCTCTAAATTCAATTAACGGCCCCATCAGGGGCCTTTTCTTTTGCCCAGCTATGGTCTCCAGGAATAGGCTCAGTTCCATATTCCCAATCATCATATTGTTCACCATTTCTCAACCATCGTGCAAGACGTTCACGCTCTTGCTCTGCAGACAGTTTCCTTTCCATAAAGAATCGGCTGGCCTTGTATAGCCTACCTCCGGCTGGCTTTGTATAGGCACAAAGAAAGGGGGCCAAAGCCCCCTCTCTTTCACAGCCTCCGATACCCAACAACAACTAGGGGAAATCTCCTCGCCTAGAAGGGAAATGTGCCTCTCAGGAGAATGACTAGCTCCCTGGCAAAGCCATACAGCATTGCCCACACTTCCGTCAAGTGTCCACCCTCACGGCCCGCCTTGCGACAGGAGAAGCAACTAAGCCTCTAGAACCGACTGCTCCATAAGCATAGCATCCCATGACACCCCTGGCAGTTCCCTTGACAATCGTGAGACAATAGGAAGACTGTCGTCCGCGAGGGCGATGGGCCTCTCTAGCTATTTCACCATCTTGATGCTTTCACGATTTCTTCTTTCCCTGCTCCTTCTGGCCCCTACCATGCCCGCCCACGCTCTGTCAAGACAATGTGGCACTGCCTCTCATTACGGCATTGGTGATGGCTATGACGGACAACGCACTGCTAGTGGCTCTCGGTTCAATGCTTACGGCTCTACTGCTGCCCATCCATCTCTTCCATTTGGCACGCGCCTTCTCGTTACAAACCGTGACAATGGAAAGCAGACGATTGTCATGATCAATGATCGCGGCCCATATTACGGCGGACGCATTCTTGATCTCTCCTACGGGAGCTTCTCAAAGCTTGCTTCGCCTGGACAGGGGACTGCCCGCATTTGCTTCTCTCGCATTTGATGACCATGCTTACCAACATCGCTTCGTTCATGCTTGTCACCACTGCTTTCGGGCTTGGTGCTTTCGCTATTGTTGCTGCCCCTAATGCAATGCCCAATCACGAGGGCTTGACAAAATGCATGCAGCTCCATCCAGAACGGTATTGCCGAATTGCCAATGGCTTCTCGGTGGAACCAAGGCCGTGATAGGCTTTGTCACGGAATGTTCTGCTGAGCCCCTTGACAGGGGCTTTTTTGTGGCCTACCATTCTGCCGGGTGGAACCACAGCCCCTTCGGGGGCCTTTCACCAGCCCTTTACCAGCGATGGTGCCTCCAATGACTTGTACTCCCTTTCCTGACAAATTCCCAGCGTGCTATTTCCCGCATGGTGAAAGACGCATCAGGGTATTCTTTGTCTTGTTATTCCGCTGATGATCGCGCTGCTGCTCGCACTAAGCTTCTGGCCATGGTTCCTAAAGCGCCTGATCACGCCCCTGTCAACAAGCCAGCAAAGCGTACAAAGGATTATTTGCGCACGTTAGCTGACAGCATGGAAGATAGCGTCTGGAGATTCTTGTAATTAATGGGGCAGAGCTGGAATGAAATTGTTCCAATAATGCGCTCCTTGAATATGCTGGCCACTACTCGGACTATGTGGTGGGGAAAAACAATTGATTGCCGTCAATTGATAATCTAGCCTCTATTCTGAACACAAGGTCCCATCGAGGAGTGTAAGGAGATCCAGGGTCTGTTCATGCACCTGATAGCCTTGCATTAAGCGCATGCTCGTAAGTCCCCAACCATTATGAAATTCTCCGTTGGTTTAGTCGTCGATCTATATGATTTCGGCTTTAAACAATGGAGAGGGGAATATATCGTGACAAAAATATATCCTGAAACTGGCCTTTACAGAGTAAAGAATGTCAGGACAAATAGCCAGCAGACGGTTAAAGAAAAAGCTCTCCGCATAGGCCGCCTTGGCCCATTCCGCATTGAAAGCCTCCATTGATTGTTACGAAATATGACAGGCCCCGCTCAAGGGGCCTTTTTGCTGTATTGTTCTGGGGTGTTCAGGCAGAGATGCCTCCTCTCATGGACAAAACCGCTCTTATCAAGCAGTTCATCTTCAACGCTGGCAGCAGCATCGTCAGCGTGGAATTCATCAAGGCTGATGGTTCCGTTCGTCGCCTCCAGTTCAATCCCCGCGACAGCAAGGAAATCAAGGGCACTGGCACTCCCATAAAGAAGCCCAGCATCGTGCGTTGCCGCGATTTTCGCATTGCTCGCACTGCAGGCGAAGGTGCATGGCGCTCCTTTGATTGCGAGCGCGTGATCAGCGTTAAAAGCAACGGCCAAGCCATTTATTTCTGATTGTTACAACGGGGCCGCAAAGCCCCAAGCTGATATATAGTTCTCTCAACGGCAGAGATGCCTCCTCCCAAGTTCCATGACTTCCTCCTTGCCTCCCATCAAGCGCACCTATCGCGTTTACGTCTGCATCCCCTGGGGCGCAGAAAAGGAATACAAGCGCTTTGAGACTGTCACTGTCGATGCAGTGGACGAAGCTGCTGCTGCCTATGTGGCACGTGATCGTTATGAACTGTTCGCTCGCGTGCATAACAGCGAAGTGCAGTGCCGCGTAGAAGAACTGCCTCGCGCTGCCTGGTAAACCTCCGAACCCTCCGCACCCTCCGCAACCTCCCCAATGGCAATTGTTCCCACTCTCCATCTCAACGGCACTGGCAAGACAACGCTCCGTGATGAATACGCTGCTGCTTACGATGCGCTCACCAAAGCCCTAGAAGCTTTTGCTTCTACAACGTGCAACGGACGCGATTTCTATCCACAAGGCCCTGATGCTTACTATCGGGCTCGTGATGAACGCTCTAAAGCTTTTGGCCATTTAAAAGCAGCAAGGAAATACGTTGGTGAAGTGCTGATGGGAATTTGCGATCAAATGTGATGGAAACAATGAACTCAGGACTTTCTATCAATCAGCGCAATCTTTATTCCTATTTTCTTGTGCATCAGAAGCGCAATAAAAATGCGCCATGCTTTATACCGAAAAGCTGCCTCGTTGGCAATCGTTTAGAAACGTATTTAAATGCTCTTACAGCCTTGGAAAGGAAAGGGCTCATCCGCGTGGATCGTTCTGCTCCTAACTACACCGGCTGGATCATGCTGCCAGCTTTGTAAAGCTTTGTAACAGGCGCCGCTCAAGGCGCCTTCATGCTGTATTGTTTGTCCAACGGGGCGCGAGTCCCTCCTTTTCAAGATCAATGACCCTCACCGACAAAGAACAGCTTCTCTACAGCTCCATCCAGGAAGGCATGGATGAGCCTGGCTGCGGCTGGCTTCACGAGCTATCTCCTTTCAACAATGATCACGTTTGCGCTGGCGTGCTGAGCGCTTTGATCAGCAAAGGACTAGTACATTCCTACCAAGACGAAGATTTTCCTGATTGCTACTGGGTGAGCCTGATTGAACAAGCCTGAGCTTTGTAACGATTTATGAACAGGGGGCTTCTGGCCCCCTTTCTGCTGTATTGTTGTTTCAACGAGGCGCGAGTCTCTCCTTCCCAAGACCAATGACTTCCTATTCCATCCTCTGCACCAACTCCCGCAATGGCGGCCAGTGCGAGCTTCTCATTGATGCTGCTTCCCCTGAACAGGCTACGCAGCACGTGGCAGATTCCCGCCCCCACTACATCATCAAGACCATCGAACCAGTAGAGCGCAAATTCGTCTGCCATGGTTTCTGCCGCAGGAATCAGCGTTATGACGCACTTGCATATATCGCCTTCTCTGCTGACCAGGCTCGTTCCGTGTGCCAACAGCTCCACCCCGATTTCGCCATTGACCGCATCGAGCTTGTGTGAAGCTTTGTAACAAAGGGGCCATCAGGCCCCTTCTGCATATATATTGGTTTCACTGAGGCGCGAGCTTCTCCTCTTCTTCTTCCAATGACTGACCGTCTTATCTTCACCATGGCTGCCTTCTCCCCCACCCAGGGGCAGTGGTGGCGCTCCTGCGCTCCTAAAGGCACTGAGCGGCGCGTGAAGCTTGTTGCTTCTTGCCAGGGCTTCTGGCTATGGACAGCAGACTTCCGTGATGCTCGCACCAGCAAGCTACTCACCAGCAAGTTCTTCTGCACCAAGCCCAACAGCGATGAGCCAGTGGCGCTTTTTGAAAGCGCTGATGATCGCCAGCGTTGGATGCAGAAGCAAACTGCCTGATTCGCACAAGGGCCGCCACAAGCGGCCCGCTCTCCTCTTTAAAACAATGCCTGATATTATTTCTATCCTTGCCATTTCAAAGAAAGGCAAATCTCGCATTGGCAATAGCGTCACTGCTGCCATTGTTGAACAAGACCATCATGACAAGCTATTTATTGTCATTCCTGGCATGAATCAATGTCGATGGATTAAAAAAGACAACGATCCCGATTTTCGTATTATTGCTGAGATTTGATCATGCTTACTATTGCCACTTTTCAAGACAACGGCCCGTATTTCCCTCCCAGCAAGGGCCGCTACCAGGCGGCCCGTCTGAGAGACCTGCTATTTCACGTGAGGCTCGCTATGGAGGACAGGGAGGACACTATTGCCATCTTTGACCAGCAAGGCTGCTGCAAAGGCCTCTGGAGGCGCGATCTGGAGGGGCATGTGGATAGTGCTGGTGATGCCATCATTGACCATGAAGGCTATGAACTGATGCGCCCTGATACCAAGGAGCAATGGCTGTTCAATCGCCTGCAGGAGCAGTTCAAATGATTCTCGTGGACTTTTTCTCCGAAGATTGCTGTAAAGGCACTGAATTGGTGGAAGGCTGGTATTTCTATGCTGATGATGATGAAAGCTTTGTAGGAGGACCGTTTACCAGCGAAGAAGCCGCCCTAAAGGCGGCTTTTGATGGTCATGGTTGGTAGGGAAAATAATTGCTAGCATGGCGAAACATCGCGAGATGCCAGTCTCGTGACGTTTCTAACCACTACCAAAGGAGCAGTTTGGCCATGGCTGAATACAAGCATAGCAGCGTGCCTGCAGGGTTTAAGGAGATCCCTGGGTATGACGGACGCTATTTCATCAATGAGAAGGGCGAGGTGTGGAGCGCCTTTAAAAAGGGATTGATGAGCCCACAAACAGACGCTACTCATCCCTATCCATGGGTGTTATTAAGAGAAAATGGCAGATCCCAGCCTCGTACTGTCTATTATTTAATGCGTCTCACTTGGATGCCTTCTGCGCCCGGCAAAGTTGGAAATAAGAGGGGAGAATGGTGCGTTAATCATGTTGACGGCAACAAGCTTAATAGTCATATCAGTAATCTTGAATGGACAACAGCAGAAGACAATGTGAGGCACGCTTGGGATACTGGCTTGAATATGACGACCACAGGTGAAAACGCCAAAAACGCTAAGTTTACCTCTGATCAAGTGAGGAGAATCCGTCTGCGATTAATCAATGGGGAGAAAGTAAAGGCGATTGCAAAAGAATTCAACGCTGGAGAGTCTTTGATCAAGAAAATTCAGCAATTTGTTTCTTGGAAGCATCAAGATCATGACCTGGTAGATGGCTTGATGAAAGTCTGTTCTTCGCAATGGCTTCGTGTAATGAAAACAAAACTTGAAACGGGGGAGCGAATGGAAGAATGTTGCAATAGGGTTTCTCGTGGCCGCACTAAATGGAGTAGGGAATCGCTA